AGCGTACTAGGATATAAAGTAGTTTCTGTTGAAAAACAAAATCAAACAAGAAATATCTATGCCTAAATTTGCTCAGGGTCGCTTTGAAATGAAGAACCCTGACAAATATGTAGGGAAGAAAACACCACTGGCTCGCAGCAGTTGGGAATTTGTTTTCATGCGCATGTTAGATGAACATCCTGGTGTAGAAAATTGGGCCAGCGAAAGCATACAGATACCTTATAGAGATCCGTTGACTGGCAGATATACAATTTATGTTCCTGATTTTTTTATAGTTTACAAAGATAAAAACGGAAAAAAACACGCAGAAGTAGTAGAAGTTAAGCCTAGCAATCAAATGATGTTAGAACGTGTGGGTAAGAGTCTTTACAATCAAGAACAATATATAAAAAATATGGCTAAATGGGAAGCCGCAAATGCTTGGTGCAAACAGCAGAGTGTGAAATTCCGTGTAATCAACGAAGATGACATTTTCCATCAAGGCGGAAAACGTAGATAAGTACATTATGACTAAAAAATTAGAAGAATTATTTAATCTAGAATCTGATGCCGAAAAGCCTACCGAAGTTGTAGAGCCAGTCAAAGAGCATCAGGAAGTTCGAAGCCTTGATGAAAGTTACAAAGCAGTGGCTGAAATAACCAAAGGTTTACCACAGATCAAAGAATTGGACGAATTAGACGATAAAGAACTAGATAGTCTAGCAAAAAAAGCAGAAGACGCCTATGACGATCTTATGGATTTAGGCATGAATGTAGAAGTTAGGTATAGCGGACGTATTTTTGAAGTAGCAGGAACTATGTTAAAAAATGCTATAGATGCTAAATCCGCTAAAATAGAGAAAAAATTAAAAGCAGTCGATCTTCAATTGAAAAAGTATAAGATAGACAAAGATAACAATGAAGACCCTAATGATGTTATCAACGGACAGGGTTATATCATAACAGATCGCAACGAACTGCTGAAAAAACTAGGCAGTAAGGAATAAATACACATATGAAAAGTTTTAGACAATATCTTGCCGAAAGCCAAAAAGTTTACAGTTTCAAGGTAAAAGTTGCGGGCGATCTTCCTGGAAAATTTCAAGAAGGCCTAAAAAATCGCCTTGATCGTTGTAAAGTGTTAACACTAGAAAAAATCACTACGACTCCTATACAAAAGTTACCTTTAGATTTTCCAGGAATGGAAAACAAAGAAGTGCATGTATTTGAAGTGATTTGTGAATATCCCATTACCAGTCCAGAAATCATTCAGGACATCAAAGGCATGGGATTAGACGAAGCATGTTTCAGAGTAAGAGGCAGCAGCGAGCCTTCAGAAGAAGAACAAGTTATTGCCACTAGCGAAACAAAAAGCGAAGCACTATTAAGTGAAACAGATCTTGATAAGAACACAGGCAAGATCAAACACAAAGATTATTTTGGTGATGATTTTAATAAATCATTTCTGAAAGATTTAGAAAAATCAAGCAAGGCCCGTAAAAAAGATCAGGGACAGACTGAATACAAACTGCCCAAGGCCAAGATCGACAAAGCAGGTACTAAGAGCCCAATGGGGAGTTAATTATGAATTTTCAAGAATTATTAGCAAAGATGCAGCAGTTAGATCGACCTGCATCTACAGTAGAACAAGTAACAGATGAAATGGGATGTGGAGACATGTCCCCATCAATGCCACCGGCCAATGAGCCTCCTGTGGCACCTCCTAGCATGAGCATTAATTTAAATGCTCAAGGTATGGACAACATTGAAGATCTAATGAAGTTAGTAACTAAGGTAAATCCAGATATGGACAAACCTAATCTTCCTCCTTTACCTTCTATGGGCGACATGCCAAGCATTGCTTCAATTAAACCTGCTATGCCTCCTTTAAAGATGCTGCCAGATCTAGACAGTGAGCCAGAAGGTGATCATTCTGAGCCAGATGCTGATAACATGGGCGGTCCAAGCGACAATGATGCAGATAATAAAATTGATGTCATTCAGAAGTCTATGGGGGACATTGACGGCGACGGCGACCATGATATGGACGACCATGATGCTGAGAAGAAAGATAAAAAAGACGAAAAAGAAGCATTTGGTAACTCACCAATTGGCGGTTCAGAGCCCGAGACAAAAGGTCTTGATGCTGCAATACCCGATGGTGACGATCTAAACAAGCCTAAGAAGAGTTTCAGTGGTAAGCCATATCGTGGCGACAACCCAATGGCTGCTAACGCATATGAAAGCACAGATTTACGTGCTCAAATCCGTGCAGAATTACAACGTAGATTAACAGAAGCAAAAAAATCTTGAAATAAAAAGAAAATGCGTGGTTCACGCTAACTCAAATAGGCTCTTCGGGGCCTATTTTTTTCAGTAAATAATTATATGGCAAAATCATTAGACGGTGTATTAATCAAGAAGGCTCATGCCCCACAGCGATATACACTAGAAGAAGTAAAACATCTCGAAGCATGTATGGATCCTATTACAGGGCCGTTATACTTCTGCAAGAATTTTTTAAAGATACAGCATCCTGTTCGAGGAGCAATTAAATTTGATCCTTATGAATATCAAGAAAGATTGATACAGGCCTATCACGAAAACAAGCAGTGTATCGCTATGTTACCACGTCAAATGGGTAAGACCACTTGCGCCACAGGTTATCTACTTTGGTACACTATGTTTGTACCAGAAGCACAAGTACTGATCGCTGCTCACAAATATGAAGGTGCGCAGGACATTATGAATCGTTATAGATACGGTTATGAAAACTTGCCTGACTTTATTCGTGCTGGAGTTTATTCATATAATAGAAATACAATTGAATATGATAACGGAAGTCGTATTCAAGCAACCACAACTACAGAAAATACAGGTCGTGGTAAATCTCTTTCTTTAATTTACTGTGACGAGTTTGCGTTTGTACAACCTCCAGAAAAAGCCAAAGAGTTCTGGACTGCACTATCACCGACATTGTCAACAGGCGGTAAATGTATTATTACATCAACTCCAAACTCGGACGAAGACCAGTTTGCTCTTATCTGGACTGAGGCTAATAACAGATTTGACGAACATGGCAACGAACAGAAATTAGGAATGAACGGGTTCCATAGTTATTTTGCACATTGGTCAGAACACCCAGATAGAGACGAAGAGTGGGCAAAAATAGAACGTGCAAAAATTGGCGAAGAACGTTTCCGCCGTGAGTTTGATTGTGAGTTTTTGATCTTTGATGAAACACTGATCAATGCAGTAAAACTAGCAGAACTCAAAGGTAGCGAACCTGTAATGACTATGGGTCAAACACGTTGGTATAAAGATATTGATCCAAGATGTACATATCTAGTGGCTCTAGATCCTAGTCTAGGAACTGGTGGAGACTATGCAGCCATACAGGTTTACGAAATGCCTTCAATGGAACAGGTAGCAGAATGGCGGCATAATCTAACCCCAGTACAATCACAGACTAAAAATCTTAGAGAAATATGTAATTACATCACAAGCAGAGGTAAAGAAAAAGGCGGCAACCCTACCATTTATTATTCAGTAGAAAATAACTCTGTGGGTGAAAGTGCTTTAATTTGTATCAGTAATATAGGAGAAGAAAACTTTCCGGGATTATTTTTGTCAGAACCTATACGCAAAGGCCATGTACGCAGATTCCGAAAGGGTTTTAATACCACCCATAAATCTAAGATCAGTACTTGTAGCCAACTAAAACATATGTTAGAAACTGGAAAAATGCGTATACACAGCAAGCCTTTGATCAGCGAATTAAAAACCTTTGTGGCACACGGCATAGGTTTTGGAGCCAAAACCGGCGAACACGATGACCTAGTTTCTAGCGTTCTATTAGTATTACGCATGGCTGCTATCTTAGCGGACTGGGATCCTAGAGTTTATGAAAAAATGACAGATAAAATCACAGAAGATCAACTGCCTATGCCAATTTTTGTAAGTACAGGGTTTTGATAAATACACTTATGAATGCAACTAACAATATTGCCACCGATTTATTCTATAAAATACGCAGCCGTTTTCGCGGTTTAAAATTAGGCGACGAAACCGGTCAACTTACCATTAATCCAGAAGAAGCACGTTTTTTTGATTTTGATTACATGGAAGGTGAAACGCCAATTGGCCATGTTAGCATCAGTCTAGCCGAAGACAATTCTATGAAAGTGTATTTCAGCACTGGCATAACAGAAGGCATGGACACACCGCAAAAAAATAATTGGTACGGATTTTTAAAAGAATTACGTACCTTTGCCAAACGTAGATTAATGGCTTTTGATACTAGAGACATCGCCAAAGATAATTTAGACAAAAGAGATTACGAGTTCTTGAGTCAGCATAATAAACCTAAAGAACAACCAAATACTGTAATAAAGCCCGTTGGAGAATCAGTCATGAATGAAAGCACACTTTATGGTACTAAAACCATGAGTTATCAGAAATTAATGGATACACGCCTTATCATCAAACACAGTCAAGCAGTGATGGATGATACACAACCAGGTGCAAGAACAAGAAATATTTCTGCACTGTTTGTAGAAAATCAAGACGGTGAAAGATTCAAATATCCTTTCATTCATCTAGCAGGTGCTAGAGCCATGCAACGTCATGTGGCCAACGGCGGACTACCATATGATGACCTTGGCAAAAGCATCATCCAAATGAGTGAAGAAATTGCACAACTAAAGAGTTTTGGAAATTATGTTGTTCGCAACGATCTAATGAATTCAGATACCAATGGTATTGTAGAACGTAGTACACAGGCTCTAAACGATCTAAGAGAAACTATTCAGAAATTATCTAAGCAAACACATTACGAATCATACAAAGAAAATTTCCAAGCCCAAGAACATTTAGAAATACCACAAGACGTTGTAGAAGAATACAAAGAAAAATTCACAGTTAGAAATTTCAAAGAAGATATTAAATCAGTATTTCCTGTTATCTATCGTCTGATGCAGGAAGGAAGCACATTAGGCTACGCTGACATAGTCGCAATGACACAAGAAAGCACAACCAACGACGAAGCCGAAATATTCGAGGATGACGAAGCCGAATCATTTAGCAAGTTTGAAAATTGGGTTATGACCTTAGGTGAAGAATCTGCTATTACATCGTCTGATGAGGAAGAACAAAAAGCAGCCATGAAAGAATTACAAGAACTTGTAGGAGAACATTTTCCTGCAGGAGCAGATGGCAACAATGCAATTCCAAGTTTAAAAGGCATCATTGATGATCCTCAATTATATCAGCAAATTAAACAACAGGCCAAAGAACAAGGCGAAGATAGTTGTGTGAGAGGGTTGGTTAAAGATTGGTTAGAATCCAATGCGCCTGAAGTTGTAGATCAATTAGATTTTGGGGACTTTACTGAAGAGCCAATGGCTGGAGAAGAGTCGCCAGAAGAAGAGCCGCAAATGGCAGACGTTGATCAAGAACACTCACAGAGATTAAATGTACAAGAATTGGCAGAATTTATAACTTCATTTTATGATCGAGAATCCGGAACTTTTCCAAAAGGTCCAGAAGGTGTAGCGATCATGGTAGGCAAGAAGTTCGGCGGACAGGCTGAAAGCGTGGCTCGTAAATTCGTAGAACGCATGGCTCCGCATCAGAGTACCGAACAAAATCCAGAACTGCAAGAATTGGCTCGTATCAAAGAACTTTCAGGCGTATAATTTATCAAACCATCCATAAAGGGCACTTCGGTGCCCTTTTTCTTTTAATATTGTCAACGTATTTTTATCTAAGGCGTTATATATATACGCACAGCAATTTTGCTGGCGTTAATTCAAAAAGGAGATTTCAAATGAAATCGATCGTAACTTTAGTAGCATCATTGTTTGCAGTATCCGCTTTTGCACAAGCACCGGCAGCACCTGCTAAGAAAGAAGAAGCCAAACCAGCCGCAGCCGCTCCAGCACCTGCTGCTAGTAAGCCTGCCGATAAAAAGGTCGAGCCTGTCAAAAGCGACGCCAAAAAAGCAGAGCCTGCTAAGAAGTAATCCAACTCGATCAGTTGTTCTAACATTTGATGATTGTGAAATTGAGTACGTATTTGAAGATGCGATACACAGAGGTTACAGCAGACCAAAGTTAGAAGAACTGGATGAAGATGATCTTCCTGAACATACCAGATGGAGATTATTTTTAGCCCGTCAGTTGGCACTTTTGAAGTACAAAGAAATCCACGGTTAACGTGGATTTTTTTTGGTAAGATAAATTAAAAAAATAGCAGATAATAGTTGACCTTGCTAAATAAAAAGCGCATAATACTGTTATGCGAAAGGCATATAACAAGTCATTTACATTAAGGCATAAGGAGGCTATAAAATGGCAACACTAGCAGAAATTCGTGCTAAACTTCAAGAAGCACAAAACAAGAGCACAGGCTCTACATCAAGCGGCGGCGACAACGCAATTTACCCCCACTGGAATATGCAAGAAGGCAAAGAAGCCGTAGTACGTTTCTTACCTGACGGCAACACCAACAATACTTTCTTCTGGGTAGAACGTGCAATGATTAAATTGCCGTTTGCAGGTATCAAAGGCGAAACAGATTCGCGTCCAGTTCAAGTACAAGTTCCTTGTGTTGAAATGTACAACGATGGTACAGCATGTCCAATCCTATCAGAAGTACGTGGTTGGTTCAAAGACAAGAATCTAGAAGACATGGGTCGTAAGTATTGGAAAAAGCGTTCATACATTTTCCAAGGTTTCGTTGTTGAAGATCCTCTTAAAGAAGATTCACAACCAGAGAACCCAATCCGCAGATTTATCATTGGTCCTCAGATCTATCAGATCATCCGTGCGGCATTGATGGATAGTGAAATTGAAGAATTGCCAACTGATGTACTACGTGGCCTCGATTTCCGTATTGCTAAAACTAGCAAAGGTGGATTTGCTGACTACTCTACATCAAAGTGGAGCCGTAGAGAGCGTTCCTTATCAGATGTTGAAAAGGCTGCTATCGAATCACATGGTCTTTTTAATCTATCAGACTTTTTGCCAAAGAAACCTACAGACATTGAGTTGAAGGTTATGAAGGAGATGTTTGAAGCATCTGTTGATGGCGAAGCCTATGACATGGATCGTTGGGGACAATACTTCAAACCAGCAGGTATGGGAGCAGCCACAGGTGATCCTAACAAACAAGTAGCGAGAGCAGCAGTAGCAGATGATCAGGTTGATGACGAACCAGCACCTGTATCTAAGCCTGTTGTAGCCGAGACAGCACCAGCAAGTACTGAAAGTTCATCTAGAGCACAGGATATCCTTGCTAAAATTCGTGCCCGTCAGGGACAATAATTAACACGGCTCGGGCCTCTAAGACATAGTTCTTACGCCCGAGTTCTTCTCACTATAGGATTCTAAAATGGCAAAATTAACAAAATTAGCAAAAGTAAATGAATCGATCACTATCAATCGTTATGACAATGCATGGATGGTTGAAATTGGTGGTCGTGACAAAAAAGAAGATTGGAAAAATACTAAGACTGTTTGTAACACAGAAGAAGAACTTGTTGCTGTGATCAAAGAGTGGAATTCAATGGACTTGGATAATTAATATGGCAAAAGCATTTGATATTTCTAAATTTAGAAAGTCAATTACAAAGTCCATTGAAGGACTTAGTATTGGCTTTAACGATCCAACAGATTGGGTCAGCACAGGCAATTACGCATTAAATTATCTAATCAGCGGTGACTTTCATAAAGGTGTTCCGCTAGGTAAGGTAACTGTGTTTGCGGGTGAGTCGGGCGCAGGTAAGTCTTACATCTGTTCTGGCAATCTTATTAAGGCAGCACAGGCACAAGGCATTTATCCTATTCTAGTTGATACAGAAAATGCGCTCGATGAAGATTGGTTAAAAGCACTTGGTGTTGATACCAGTGAAGATAAGTTGTTAAAACTTAACATGGCTATGATTGACGATGTAGCAAAGACTATCACAGAATTTGTTGCAGAATACAAAGCAATGCCAGAAGAAACTCGTCCTAAAGTTTTATTTGTGTTAGATTCTTTGGGTATGTTGTTAACACCGACAGACGTTAATCAGTTTGAGGCAGGCGATTTGAAAGGTGACATGGGTCGTAAACCTAAAGCACTTACAGCACTTGTTCGTAATTGTGTTAACATGTTTGGTTCATTGAACATTGGCCTAGTAGCAACTAATCACACATACGCTTCACAAGATATGTTTGATCCAGATGACAAGATCAGCGGAGGTCAAGGTTTTATCTATGCATCGAGCATTGTTGTTGCTATGAAAAAACTTAAACTCAAAGAGGATGACGACGGTAACAAGATTACAGAAGTTCGTGGCATTCGTGCTGCCTGTAAGATTATGAAAACTCGCTATGCGAAACCGTTTGAAAGTGTACAGGTTAAGATTCCTTACGAAACAGGTATGAATCCATATAGTGGACTGGTCGACCTGGCTGAAGCAAAAGGGATGCTCAAGAAAGAAGGAAATAGTCTTGTATACGTGACTGCCGATGGCGAAATCATCAAACAGTTCCGCAAGGCCTGGGAACGTAACGAGAACGGCGGTCTTGATGCTATCATGTCTGACATTTCAAAACACGGTGAAAAAACTGAATCTGGGATAACTAAAGATGTTATACCTGATTTGGAGAGCGCAGAATGAAAGAAGATTTGATCGCAGATATTTGGACACTGGTTGTCGAACATATCCCCGAAAAGCATCGTAAAGATGTGGCTGCAGATTTTGTTAATACATTGTTGGATTATGGCATCAAGGAATCGACCTTGCAGAGCCTGCAAGGCATCGACGGTTATCTTGACGGTGCCATTGACTATGCCATTGATGATGAAGAGATTGAAGCCGAAGAAGATGAATACGATTACAATGAAGATGAGGATTAAATGAATTGGTATGATCGGGTTTCTAAAGACATTTCACAAATCCCCGATGCTGTGGCATTTTATGAGGCTGAGTTACTAGCAGCCAAACAAGACGCCCGTATATCGGGAAACATTGAAAGGGCGTCGGCATCGATGCCCGGTATTGTTGAAAACCGATTTAACCAGTTACAAGAAATTGAAGGTATTTTAGAATATCTCAATATTGAACTTCGTAGACTTCGTAGTCAGCATTTCCGTAAGTATCTCGAAAACTATCAACGTAGCCTATCCTCTAGAGACTGTGAAAAGTTTGTAGAAGGCGAGGCCGACGTTGTAGACTTTGAAAAAATTATCAACGACTTTGCTCTGTTGAGAAACAAATGGCTTGGTATTATTAAAGCCTTAGATATTAAACAATGGCAGTTATCAAATATCGTTAAATTAAGAACTGCCGGATTAGAAGACGCCACTTTATGAAAATAGGAATATTAGGTTTAGGTTATGTAGGATCAGCAGTAGCATATTCTCATAGAAATCAACAGATAGTTGTAAGAGATCCTAAATTAGGAGACAAGTCAGCATCCATTGAAGAAATTAAAAATTGTGATGCTATCTATGTATGTGTTCCTACTCCCATGTTAGAAGATGGGCATTGTGACGACTCTTATGTTAAATCTGTTTTAAAAGAATTACAAGATTATAAAAATGTAATCATATGCAAAAGTACAGTGCCTCCGGGCGTTTATTTGCGATTACAAGATCAATATCCTAATCTTGTTCATGCACCTGAATTTCTTACAGCGGCCAATGCTATTGCTGATTACGAAATGTCAACATGGGTATTAATTGGTGGTAATACTGATTATTGTCTTAAAGCCAAAGAAGTAATACAATCTAGCACTATTAAGGCACAACAATACCATTTCACTAATATCTCTACTGCCAGTTTGTTCAAATATCTAGCCAATAGTTTTTTAGCAACCAAAGTAACTTTTATGAATGCGTTTTTTCAGTTAGCCAAAGAAGTGGATGTTGACTGGAATGAAATTAAAAATATCGCCAAAAATGATTCTCGCCTGGGAACTAGTCACTGGGACGTTCCTGGACCAGATGGTCAATTTGGGTATGGCGGTGCTTGTTTTCCTAAAGATGTTGCAGCCATCCTCGAACACGGGCTCGATATAGGAATTGAATTAGAATTACTAGGCCGTGTTGAAGATATCAACAAAAAGAATCGAAAATACGATTAAAGATTTTCTTTTACGTATTCTTCGATAGTTTTTGTCACAGTCCAACTAAAAGTTTCAGACAGTTTTGTATTATCCGCAAGTGTGATATATGCTTCGCCCATCCTTGGCTCAATCATAGAAATGTCATCGGAAATCATAGCAGCCAATTCTAAAACAGAGTGATTAGTTCCTGATCCAACATTAAAAACTTCCCCATACTTATCGTGAGAATCGACTTGCATTGCTAATATGTTTGCGGCAACAACATCATTGACATGTGTAAAATCTCTACGTTGTGTGCCATCGGGTACAATAGTCAACGGTAATCCAGATTTTTTCTGTCTTAAAAATAATCCTACTACTGGTGCATACACACCTCTCACTGGTTCTCTAGGACCGTATACATTGAAATAACGGAAGATAATAGTTTTTAGTCCAAACAATTTTGTGTACATACTACACAATTTCTCGCCTGCTACTTTAGATACAGAGTAAGGATTGAGACAATCGTCGGGCATAGTTTCTGACAGTGGCGGTTTATTAGCAAGCCCGTAAGCAGACGAAGTCGAACTATACATAACTTTTTTAACACCTGCCTCTCTGCTAGCCTGAAGAACTGTAGCAGTACCTAGTGCATTAGTTCTCACTGCGCCCAATGGGTTTAAAATAGTAGGTTGTATTCTTGATTCAGCAGCACAGTGAAATACATAATCTATATTTTCATATAGATGTTTTGTACTTTCATAATCTGCAATATCTAATTTATGATAAGATGCTTTTTCATTAAAATAAAATTGTTCGTGTACAGCAGAACTTTCATTATCGATTACTGTAACTTGATGACCTAGTCCAATCAATGTATCTACAATATGCGATCCTATAAATCCTGCACCGCCGGTTACTAAAGATTTCATAATATTATTATTTTCCTTACTTAAATTGTCTTTTTGTTTTTTACCCCAGAAATGATAAAAATATTTTTCAAGATTAGAATCTTCAAATCCGCAATATTTCTTTCCGCTGGTATGATTACCATTCCAAAGATTCAAATATTTAAAATTATTTTTATTTAAGATTCTGTCTAATACATAAGTATCATACCTTCTTACAAATTGTAAAATTTCTTCACTGTTCCAAAAACTTTCATATTGTTCTAAAAAATTATCTAATTCTGGATGTTTTAAATTAAAGGCGACAAAACCAGTGTCAAGTCCTAGGTCTTTGAGATAGGGATTTTCCCATTTATTTAGAGTTTCGTCTAATTTTATAATTTTTTTGTTGTTTACACTTAACAACTCATCTTCGCCTGGTATAAGTTCTTCTATCTTAGGAATTCTTTTTACCTGAACGTCTGCGTCTAGCCAAATACAATAATCGTAATGTTTTTTACTTTTTTTAATAGCAGATACAATAGATCGACTTTTTCGCCAAAACTTAACTTCTATACCGGAAAGAAAAGAAGGACAAGTAGTAAGATCTAGACGAGTGTTTATAATCCGTTGATCATCTATCAAAGATGAAATTTCTTTCTCAACAAAGAAATTACAATCTCCTGGTAATAGATCCCATGTATGCTTTACTTTGCTAAAAAAATGTTTGTGATACTCTTCATTAAATCCTGTATTCCAAGAAACTTTTATCATTTAATTAATCCTTAGGAACATTATGCCAGTAGGCAGGATATTTTTTTAAAGTTTCGAGAATACTTTTTGGATAATTAACAACGCTAAGAACCTCACTGTCGGTTTTATGATTAATTGCTGCTTTGGTATCTTTTCTTTTAAAGGCTTCTAAGATTTGTTCGGGATCTCTATAATCAGTCTCAATACAACTAACAACTTTGTTTTTTATAATTTCATCTGACCCCATCCAAGACCAATGCCAACCGACCGACTCATCAAGTCCTATACAATGATCTCGATTTTTTCTTTTGGCTATATCTTTGCTACCTTTATATAAATCGTGTGGAGTTTCAAACATAAATCGTTTAGCCACGACACTACCCTTCCATCCTCTAAATAACTTTTGATCAAATTTGTACATGTACATTTCTAAACCACAAGAAACGGGTTTATTATTTTGCTCTAATGCATTGAGGATTTTTTCAAATTTTTCAGGATTTAAAATTTCATCTAAATCACCATGTATAACAATATCATTACTATTACACTGATCTAAACGATCCTTAAACCCTTTACGCATGCCTGTCTCGCAGTAACTTCTGTGAGGATGGTCCTCTTCAAGATTAATACTTAGAACTTCTAATTTTTCACCGAACCGTTTCTTATATCTATCAATATTATTTTTTAAGAAAAATTCTTTAGGACGACTGCTTAGTGTTCGATCAGCCTCTACAACTATCCATTTATCAACATAAGTATCACTTATTTCTAAGTGAATATCTAACATGTCAAATTCATTATTAAAAAGAAATGTGTCTATTATCATATTTTAAAACTTATAAATTATTTGATATTTGTCATAAATTGGAAATACATTTTTTGATTCCAAATATTCAACAATCATTCTACCCTTTCCAGATCGACGTCCATCTAATAGATAAGCGTTATCATCTATTGCAACTATCGCTCCTTCTTTAAGAGAATTTTCGATAGACTTAAATTCTTTGAGATGATGATTAGCACTATCAAAATCGTCGTGCCATTTAACATCCCATGAATCTAAATAAAACAAATCGATAGCATCTAAATTATTTAAAGAAGAAAGCCAAGTAACGCTGTCTGAACAAAAAGATTTGTAGTACTTTTCATCGATAAAACTATTTGCCGTATCAACTGCAGATTGATTTATATCTACTGACCTAACAAAACCACCATGCAATTTTACCATCTCAGCAAATAAAAAACCACTATTACCGTCTTTCCAATTATTTGGATTTCTAACTGTCCCTGTTTCAATTATTTGAAAATCATTATTTTTCTTTTGTAATAGAAGTTCAAACATTAATTTAAAACCCTGCCCTCGATCATACAAACCTGGTTTACAATTTCTTTTTTCGCATGCTCCTGGTTTTGATACTACTTGATCAAGCAACGGTTGATAATTTTGTTTATAAGTTTCTAGCCAATTCATTTTTTACCCTAATAAAATTTGGTGGTCGAATTCTACAGATTGATTTGATTCATCAGGAACTGGAACATTCCAGTGTCGTTTGCACATAATAAATTCAAATTTTTCTAAATCATCAAAGTCTTTACAACGATCCGGAAGATAAAAAAATGCATTAACACCTCTTGTGTCCACTGTTAAAAAGTTATATCCAGCGGAAGATAAAAGAGTTTTAAATGCAGAAAGACTAGCACCACAGTTTTTGATATGATAATTGTCTAAATTAGGTTTAACTGAGCAAATCAAATCTGGACCATAAAAGGAAAGATATTCTGTGCAAATAATTGACGGAAAAAATTTATTAGAAAGTAATTCTTTTAATATCCAAAAGTCGATACTATCAATGTCTAAACTAAAGAAATCAGGTGACAAAGTAGACCAACTATTGATTAAATCTTTTATATTTGATAAATTGATTTGTTTAACATTATGTGTATAATTAGGATGAAACCATGCCTGATCTAACATATCGTGCCCAATACCATTATACCCATGATTCTCTATCAAATTTCTTAACATATTTTCGGTTCCGTTACCCGAACCTATTTCAATTGCTGTAAAATTTTTTTTGATTAATCGAGAAACCATTGTGTGAATAATACCATCTTCTAAATTCTGAGAGAAGTTTTTATATTCGTAAGATAATCTGTTTTTCATAAGAATATTTACCAATAAACGTAGCACATAAATATTCATATGAAAAACATTGTAATTGTTACTGGCGGCTTTGACCCCATACATTCCGGGCATATTGCCTACATACAAGAAGCACGAAAATTAGGAGATTTCCTAGTTATAGGAGCCAATTCAGACGAGTGGCTTAGGCGTAAAAAGAAAAAAGAATTTATGCCTTGGATTGAACGTGCAGCCGTGCTATCTGCCTTATCTAATGTTGATCGTGTAATCAATTTTGATGACAGCGACAACAGCGCCAAGGATGCAATTAGAAAAGTAAGGTCTATATATCCTAATGATCATATTATTTTTGCTAACGGTGGAGATCGAACTAATGCCAATATTCCTGAAATGGATATCAAAGATGAAAATCTGGAGTTTGTTTTTGGGGTAGGCGGCGAACATAAAATGAATTCAAGTTCTTGGATATTGCAAGAATGGAAAGCGCCTAAGACTGAGCGTCAATGGGGCTATTGGCGGGTTTTACACGAGCAAGGCCAAGAGGTAAAGTTAAAAGAACTAACCGTTGCTCCCGGCAAAATGCTGTCAATGCAGAAGCATAAAGAAAGAGCAGAACATTGGTTTGTGGCTGACGGTACTGCTACAGTTTATACTATCAATTCAAGTACTGATGCAGAATTGCACGGAGTATATAAAAAATTCCAACATATTCATATCAATCGTCAAGAGTGGCATCAATTGTGCAACGAAGGGGACACTCCCCTAAAGGTTATTGAAATTCAATACGGTGAAAATTGTATAGAAGAGGATATAGAAAGATTATGATAGTAGTTGACAAGTGGTATGCACCATTTGAGGATTTTTTCTCTCATCTTCCGGGAGGAGAAAGAATAGAAAATTTTGGTAAAGAATCTAGACTAGAAGCATTAAAATTTGTTTCAAAAAAAAGATCAGTTATAGATATAGGTGCTCACATAGGAATAAGTGTAAATCATTGGTCGACAGAATTTGATAGTGTCTATGCATTCGAACCTCTAAAAGAACATTATGATTGTCTAATCAAAAATACTGAAACGTTAAACAATATAAAATCCTACAATTATGGGTTGGGAAACTTTGAGGGTACTACAAAAGGCGCTTACCGTAGTTTAAAAAATAGCGGATCCTTTCAAATTATAGATAGTAATTATGTACAGCCCAGAAACGAAAATAAGATTAGAAATCTTGTAGATATAGAAATAAAAAAATTAGACTCTTTTGAATTTGAAAATATAGATCTTATTAAAATTGACGTAGAAGGATGGGAATTTGAAGTTATTCAAGGGGCTATTGAAACTATTAAAAAACATAAACCTGTTTTAATGATAGAAGTGTTAGTTGACCACCCTAACAAAACTTTAAAAACAGGCTATGACAGTAATAAATTAAATGATTTGCTAAAAGATCTAAATTATAAAGAATCGGCGCATATCATTCCAGACGATAAGATTTTTACACCAAATGAATAATTGGATATTTCTCAGTAAAGAAGGCAAAGATGAATATGTCAATATGTTTGCTATCGGCAGCGGCGGCCGTGTTATAAACACAGACGACTTTGATTATAGAGACAGTGACGACCCTATCATTCTTAGAGGTATCTTAAAACATAAGATAATGAAAAAATGTTGGCTAGATGGCCGAGATTTTTATTTTATGGATACTGGTTATATGGGCAATCACCGAGGACCTTTGAATCCTATGGGATGGAAATTTTATCATCGCATTGTTAAAAATGATCTGCAGCACAGCGAAATGATTAAAAGACCAGATGATCGTTTTCGTAAGTTAGCCATTCCGTTACACGATTGGAAAAAAGGCGGAAGAAAGATCTTAATCGCCAAACCTGACGAAAAACCTATGAAATTTTATGGGTTAGAATTAGACGAATGGTTACAAGAAACTATTGATACTATTAAAAAATATACCGATAGGCCTATCGAAGTTCGAGAAAGAGTTAAGAGTAGAGTAGAACGTACTATCAATAGCACATTAAAAGAAGCATTAGACGATGATGTTCATTGTCTAGTTACCTTTAATAGCAATTCAGCCACAGAAGCAGTAATGTATGGATATCCGTCATTTACACTATCACCAACACATGCTGCATCGCCTGTGACTAGCCAAGACCTTAGTAAAATAGAAACACCTTTTTATCCAGACAAGGATTTAGTTTATGCATGGGCCTGCCACTTGGCCTATGGACAATTTCATATAAATGAACTTAAAGATGGCTCAGCATGGAGAATTTTAAATGAGTGATGGTTTTTTACCTGTTTATGTAGGCTACGATTATAGAGAAGATATTGCGTACAAAGTATGCGAATATTCTATCTATAAAAATACGCCAAGCGCCGAAGTTAAACCTCTTAAACAGGATCAATTAAGAAGAGACGGATATTACACTAGATCAGTTGATCCTCTAAGTTCTACAGAATTTACATTTACTAGGTTCCTAGTTCCCCATCTCATGAACCTTGAAGGGTGGGCATTATTCTGTGACTGCGACTTTGTATGGGATGGCGATATACAGAGAGTATTTGATCAAGCAGATTCTAGATATGCAGTTATGGTAGTCAAACATAATTACAATCCTACAAACACCATTAAGATGGATGGCAAACCACAGACTCAATATCCAAGAAAAAATTGGAGTTCAATGATATTGTGGAATTGCAGCCATCCATCTAATGCCAAACTTACTTTAGAAGATATAAACAATCAGACTGGTTCTTATCTGCACAGATTCCAATGGTTAGATGATTCGGAGATAGGTGAACTAAATGTTCAATACAATTTTTTAGTAGGACATAACAAGCCAGAAGAATGTCACGGAGGCAAACCTATAGCCTATCATTGGACTGAGGGAGGTCCGTGGTTCCCCCAGTATATGGATTGTGAATATAAAAATATTTGGTATAACTATCTCATAGAATATTCTAACGAATTAAGCAGAAACAATGTGACTGCTTATTCTCCTATTACATGGGTTACTTCTCTTTCTAGAGAATATTGGGAATATTGTGCCAAACATACTATGCCCACATGGAGTAGACTACCAGGTGATGTAGTAGTGGTGTGGGACGACAAACCTGTAGACTTTCCTGTTGGCAGAACTTACAATTTTTGGAAAGAAGTGGCCAACCCCGATGATCCCTGGATCAAAGAAGGTATGGGAGGAACCAAAGCCGACAGATTCTGGAAGAAAAGTCGTGTGCAGGTATGGGCCGTTAGAAAATTCAAAGGTATTGTTATATGGATCGACGCCGATATAGCCGTAACTGCACCGCTGAGTCGCCCTCGAGCATTAGAACTATTGCATCCAGGAAAAAATGTTTGGGGAACATTAGACTGCGGCAGTGATCATCCACAAAAGTATGATCATATTGATACTGGAATTGTATCTTTTAATTCAAGACATTTAGAATTTGATAAATTTATTAAAGAATATTCCTTGATGTGGTATAACGGAAAGATATATGAATGTAGACAACCGTACGATCACTATGCAGTAACAATGCTAAGTAAAAAATGGCCCGTGCAAACTTTTGTACCGCATTGGTCCCAGTGGGCTTCGTCTACAGATGAATATCCTAACAGATTTAACATGCAGAACAGTTATGTCAAAGACTATTTCGAACACTATCTAGGAATAGAGAAAAAAGAACAATTAAAAAGATTAAACGGTGAAGAACCAGTTTCCAAAAAGGAAAAGAAAAAATGAAATTTGTAGTCTATCAGGCATGTTTACCTGCGACAAATAAAAACCTAGAAAAAAATGAAATTTTAAATAGATTTCCTTTGGGCGTAGCCTATCTAGGACAGGATGATGTTGTTATCCATGAACAAAGAAATCTCATAGAAGCAGATGTGGCCATGATGGTAGGTTGGGTACATGAAGATTCTGCAGATACTCCGCATTTAGTATTTCGTAAACAGATTATTAATGAGCAAAGAAAAAGAAATAAAAAAGTCTTGTTAGCAGATTCAAATTTGTTCCTTTATAAAGATAAAAGTAATCCAAATCATTATCTTAGATACAGTTACAATGGCATTTTTCCTAATACTGGAGATTATTGCGATCAAGATATCGATCCTAACAGGTGGAAGAATCTATCTCAGAACATAGGTATTGGTCTAAAGGACTATCGAACCTCTGGTAATCATATTCTGTTATGCCTACAACGTAACGGCGGATGGAGTATGGGTGGATTTGATGTAGTTGACTGGACTGCACAAATTATAAAAGAATTAAGAAAACATACCGATAGAGAAATAGTTATTAGAGCACATCCGGGAGATAAAAAATCAAAAAATTATCTTTCTCCAAACAACCTGATTAAGAAAATTGGTTTTTTAAAAGGTGTTCGTCTTAGTCGAGACGGAGTTGATCTATTAGGAGACCTTAAACACTGTTGGGCTGTGGTAAATTATAACTCTAGTCCTACAGTAGGCGCAGCCATTGAGGGATTTCCTATATTTGTAACAGATCCTGAACGTAGTCAATGTAAAGAGATTGCAAATACTGATTTATCAAAGATAGAAAATCCAAATTTACCGGATAGACAGAAGTGGGCCGAACGACTTGCTATGTTCCATTGGAACTTTAATGAAATAGCCAACGGTGAATGTTGGTCACACATGAGAAAATATGCTTAATATCGAAGTTATCACTAGTTTTAATCAACACTATTACGACCTCATTGGTAAAGATGCTGTCTCTACTTGGTTGAAGTACTGGCCTAAAGACATGTCCCTAACTTGCTATGTGGAAGAATTTGAATTGCCCGCTGATCCCCGAATAAACCAAGTTTCTTTCGATACGTTTGAAAAAGAATATTTTACATTTCAAGGAACAGAGCATAAACAGGTTAAGAAGTTTGCTAAAAAAGCATGGAGTTTCATACATGCTATGCAGCACTCTACTGCTGATAGGATCGTATGGTTAGACGCAGATGTTTTACATACCGACTACATTGAGAAAAAATTTCTCAATGAAATTTTGCCCGATGATGTGTTAAGTACTCACATGGGCGTAACATATTTTTCAGCCAAGGACGGCACACCTGGTAGATGGTTTGTTCCCGAGACTGGTTTTTTTGCTGTCAACACTAAACACAAACTTTTTGATCAATTTAGATCGGAATATAGACGTCATTACGTAGAACACGATCATAAGAACATGAGAAGATTCTACGACAACGATGTCTACGGATATGTATTTGAGAAATTAAAAGCCCCAGGTAATGATCTTTGTAAAGATTTTACCAAAGGCTACAAAACACCAATGAGACATACTGTATTAGGACCTTATATGCAACACTATAAGGCCAAGCACAGCAAAGCAGAATTTAATTCTGACGACTGACCCAATATTTTTCGGTTCTAGGTCTTATAAAATCAGTATTGAGGCTCTTTCCGTAGTTCTTTCTATTGCCTTTGAGATGATCTAGGTATGCACCCCACTCACTATTGATTAACGGATGACCCTCACCTTTAATCAATCCCTTACACCAATCATTCCATTGCCATTCTGGGTGTCTTAGTTTAACTTCTTTACGAACTTCGTCAAATACCCAACAGTCGTTCCATTCACTGAATTGGAATAATCTGCCGCTGTCATAAGCCTGCTGGAATTCAAACAAAAATTCTTGTGTAAAAGGGTCTTTGAGATTCATAGAATACAAACCACACTCGGTAAACTTCTTTTCTCGACCTAAAAATCCTAGACCAATATGAGGTTGCGACATCTTTTCAATAAAATGATGGGGAATAGAAGTGTGGCATACCATATCGGCATCCATCCAGAACAACAAATCAGCATCGGTGTTACGTGCTGCATGACAGACTGAATAGATCTTATGACTGAAGCGTATAGCATCCCATCTAAAACCAACTCCTGGCCTTTTTCCTTTCTTATCAGGAGGACCAGTAGGAACTTCTCCCTTGGCTCGAGGATCGTTGCCCCATTTATTTTTAAATGCTACTAGATCCGGACAGGATTCGTGTAAATCTCTTACTACAAGATTTTCTGAAGACTCATCTATGCTATGATCTTGAGGATAAGCATACAGTGTGATATCTTTTGGCCAATGTTGTAAGAATGTCTGTATCATTCTTTTGGCATATTTGTCATAACCTTCTTTATGGAAGGTAGTAACTACGGCTTTTTTCATTTAGTTTGGTATCTCTTGATATCTGCTTCTACCATCATTTTAACCAGATCATCAAAACTAGTTCGTCTTTGCCATCCTAGTACTGTTTCTGCTTTCTTAGGATTACCGCAAAGACTGTAAAGTTCAGCAGGTCTCTTGAATCTAGGATCACTCTTGATATATTTTTGCCAATCGTTGACACCTGCATATTTAAATGCACGTTCTAGTAGATCCCCAATGGTATATTGAATACCTGTGGCAACAACATAGTCACCTGGCTGATCTTGTTGTAACATTAACCACATGGCTTCGACAAAATC